TTTATATCCCCCTTCTTTAGTTAATTCTACTATTAATCCCCTATCATAATCTTCACTTTCAGCTTGTAAATATATTTTTTTACCTCTTGGTAAAACTAGAGATGTTTTATCTAAAATATCTTCATTTACTTTTTGCTTTTTCATTCTTTCTGTTTTTTTCTTAGATGCCTCTTTTCTTTGTTCAGTATAATCTAAAGCTGTTTTTAAACGTCTTTTAACATCAGGATCTTTTGCTCTATTATAAGCAGCTCTTACTCTTTGATGTATTAAATTAATAATTTGAGATTGACGAGCATGAGATTTTGATTTGAATGATTTTTTATTTAAAGTATCTACTATATCTTGTCTTGAAGAAAATTTAACTTTAACAGTATCGGATGGGTCTTCATCTGTGTATAAACGTCTACCTGATCCTTTAGGTTTTTTGCCGGTTCCTTTTTTAGGATCAGCTTCATTTAATTTTTTATTTTTGGCAAGATATTTATTTACTGATTTGATATTATCTTTTGAGTCGTCAAATTTTTCTCCTCCAACAGGATTCCATTCTTCATCATCTTGATGTAATTTATCATATTTTTCAAACCATTTAACATCTTCTAAATCTTTATTTCCTTTTTGGTAGTCGTTCATTACTACAATTATATCTTCAGATGGTAATTTTAATATATTTACTAACAAATATTCTAACCCAGTTTCATCTAAAATTCTATCATCATCTTCTTCTCCAAAATATTTGTCAAATTTAGCATAATGATCTAAAAAAACGGGGTGAGGTACATTTCCTTGAGGATGGGCATCTAAAATAGCTATTATATTCTCATCTGTTTCTTTTTCATGCCCTATACCTTTACGTAAAGCTTTATTAATTTTACCCATATCTATAGTTACATGTGCTTCATTTAATTCTTGTTTAGTTAATATGTCCCAAATAGCATTTTTATTTACATTATCAGGTAAATATCTTTCAAATTCTTCAAAGTTATTATTAATTATTGCTTTACGAGCATTAGTACCACTCATTCCACCATCTGGAGTGGATGTGGTTTTTAATTGTAAATTTGGGTATTTATCTATTGATATAGATCTACTTGCTATATCTTTTAAATCATCTTCTTTACCTTCTCTAGCTCCTATAACCCAATAAACTGTTTCTTCTGGATTATTTTTAGCATATCTATAAATATCTTTTACAGGTGTTACTGAAGGTAATATTTCTACTGGTTTATTTATTTGTGATTTATAAAATTTATCCCAAATTTTAACAGCTTGATCTTGAGTTACTCCATCTCTTACTTTGCCTCCTACATAAATTATTACTTTATCTATTTCAGGATTATTATTAATAGCTTTTTTAACTACTTCTAAATGACCAGCAGTAGGGGGTTTAAAACCACCACCAAATAAAGCTGTTATTGGTTTAACATCTTCATTTAAAATATTTTTCACTAAAAAATTAGCTAAGGAATTCATCTATCTTACTTTTAATTTGGTTTTGGGGTGTAAATTCAGGTAAATCTGATAGGAGTGATTTAATTGATGATTCTAATTCTTGTTTTTCTTTAGCTTTTTTAGCTTTTTCTTCATCTGTATATTCTCTAGCTGCTGTTACTTGGTCAAAATATTTTTTTATTTCATCTTCATTATATGTTTTATCAGCACCTTTTGGGTCATTATTAACTAAAATAAAATCATTTCCAAACATATTTTCAAAAGTATCAATATTTTTATTTACTTGATTCCAAGTACGAACTATAATTGAAGGGCGAAGTGATCTACCTCCAGCATCTCCTCTAGATTTATTACGTTCTAACGATATTAACGGTGAAACATAAATCATTACCATCATAGTGTCATACCCTAAATCTTCTAATTGATTCTTTTTCTTTAAAATAGGATTAGAAGCAGCGCCCGTGCCATCTATTACTATATTTTCTCCAGCTTCTTGAGCATCTTTTAGTTTAGCTGTTGTTTCTTTACGAGCTTGACCCATTAATTTAGAAGATTGAGATAATTCATCTGATGTGAATTCTGATTGGGGTTTATTTAATCCTGCTTTTTTTAGCAGTTCTTCATAAGTGTCATCTATATTTATTACTTTTAAATTAGGAATATTATCTTTAATAAAAGATGATTTACCACTACCTGCTGGGCCAGCTAAAAATACAGCTTTAGGTTTATTTGTATTTTCTAAAAGTAAATCTACTAAGGAGATCATAAAAACATGTTTATTATAAATATCACACGTCTCGCTTAACTGTAGTTTTGAATTCAGTAAATATTGGAGAATGTCTAGGATTTTCTAAATCAAATAATTTTTTAACTGTTTTAAAAATATCAATATTTTCTTCATGGGTACGTTTAGATTCTACCATTTCCCATCCTTTACCTTGCATTTTATCTTTAGATGATTTTCTTTTATTTGATTTTAACCACAAGATACCTTGTCTATCAGCCATTTTACCAAAACATTCTTTATAACATTCTGAATAAATTGATGTTTGTAGGTAATGAGTTGTTTGGATATTATTAGATGTTTTAAAATCTATAATCCATACTTCACCATCTATTTCACAAACTAAATCACAAGTACCAGCTACTTTTAATTTATCTGAGAATAAATGTACTTCTGTTTCTAGTAATGTTGGTTTATATTCTTCCCACCATTCAACAAATCTTAAAAACATTTGCCAAACATCAGGATCATATGAAGGATAACCATTTGATGAAAGAAAATTTAATTCTTTACCATTTAAATAATCTTCTATCATTTCATGCACTTGAGTACCTTGTTCAGAAGCTTTCTTAACTATATATTCAGAAGAATATCCAACTTTTTTAAGCCAATCTTCAAAAAATTTACCTTTTGGATAATAACTTAAAACATATGTAATTGATGGATAATAACTTCCATTCCTTCTATAATATCTTGAATCTGGTAAGGTTATTTGTTTTGCATCTTCAGATATTTCTAAGATTCTATTATAACGTTTTTTAATATTTCGTTTTTTAGTTTTCATATGATTGATATTTTTTTCTCCATAAGTGTATATTGAGTTAAAGGAGAAACTTTTTGTATTAATTTAGTGAATTTTTCGAAACCTAATTCGCTTGGATCCTTTCCATCTAATTCTACTAAATAAACTTCTTTTCCTACATTTAATAAGGTATCACAAAATTTAAATGCTTGTTCCATAGCATCATCATCTAAAGCAATATATATTTTTTCTACTTTAGATTCAACTATTTTTTTCATTAACGCAGGTTGAATATTTTTTCCAAATAATGGTATTACATTTCTTTTTATTGCCATGGCATCAAATGGACCTTCACATAATGTAATAGGTAAATTCCAGTTAATAAACAATTCAAACGGCACAATATCGCGAGACGCTTCGGGGTTGCGGTATTTTATGTAAGGGTCTTTTTCAAATGATCTTGCGGTGAAATAATTTAATTCGCCATTACTATCATATGATGGTATAACAACCATATTCATATAACGCCCTGAATCGCAATATCCAATATTATATTTTAAAATATCTTGTTTAGTAATATTTCTTTTTTTTAGATATGCTAGTGCATGTCTTGCTATAATGTCTTGATTATCTAATAATGATTTAAATTCTTTAGGTAATTCTAAAATTTCAATAGAAGATTGAGTATTATTATCTACAGAAAAGTTTTTTACTAGTTTATTTAATTTTTGAAACATTTGTGATGGTTGTTTCAATTGTTTAAATAAACTTCCTATTGTTTTGCCTTTTTTTCCACAAACCCAACATTGCCAAGGGTTATATCCTTTTTTATTTTCAGTAAAATTAACTTCTAATTTGGGTTTATGATGATTACAAAAAGGGCAAGTATATGCTTGATTACCTCTAGCAGTTCTTTTCCCTGTTCCTAAAACAGAATTAACTAAGTTAACTAATAATTCATTAATCACATGGTTAATATATAAAAGATTTATTAGATATCAAAGTCTTTTCTAAAAAACTTACCTTGAATATTATCATTAAAATACATTTCAGGTTCTTCTAATACTCTAAAAACAAATAAAAATTTAGTTTCTTGATATGTTAATAATTTTTTAGTTGGAGCAAGAATTAAGATATCTCTTCTAAAATTAGTTGGGGGATCATTTTCTACCAACTCTAATAATAATTTATTTGAACCATGATACTTTTTCCAATTTGATTCTTTAGTAACCATTTTAAATGAAGGTTTTCTACCAACCATACCTTCATATTGAGCCAATTCTTTTTTACCTAATTTAGTTTTACGATTATGAAATAAAACTTTTTTACCAATATAAGATTTATCAGTTGGTAAGTGATTAATTCTATAAACAAAACCATATGTGTTTTGTGGGAATTGAGAAATGTCTAACATTTCTTCATTATTATAAATCCAGGGGGACATTTTTATAAATCTAAGTTTACTAATATTGTTGTATCTGTTGTATCAGACATATCAAGTGGTTGTGCTAATTTACCAACTGCTACTAATTCTTTATTATTATTATATAATCCTACTGTAGTAACATAAGGGGTGAAATAGGAACCAGTTGCAAAATCATATACTTTACTTGTTATATTTTCAGGGCATGGTTTACTTCCGGAAATTATAGTGGGATTTAATGTAGATAAAAATTCGTTTGGTCTGGCAGTGCATTTATATTGGGATTCAAATAAAGTTATAGTACTATCAAAAGAACAAGTAATATTATGATCAAAAAAAGAATTAAATATACCTCCATATATTCCAACTGGGAGGGATGAGGGAATTCCATATGAAACATAACCATAACCATCAAGTAATCCAAATCTTTGTTTGTCAATTACTGCTATACCATGTTCATAAATTATATTTCCAATATGGAAATTAGAAGCACTCCAAGGTAAACTACTAAAAACTAAGTTTCCTTCGGAATCATCTGTTATACTTCCTGATGCTGAAGTTAAATTAAAACTTCCTGGTTTGATATATTCTCCAAATAGGTTAGAAGGAATTGAAGCTATTCCAATTACATCATTTAAATTAGTAGGGAAGTTTCTATTAATATCAATCGTTGAAGATAAATAATTATAATAATTAGTAGTATCTCTTTCTCCTATTAAAACATTTTGTAAAGAAGCAGTTGCAAAATTAGGAATAAAAGGGGTTGAAACAAAAGAAGCAGTAGATGCTTGAGAACCAGAGGCGTTAGAAATAAAATTAGTATAATATAATTGTTTTATAGAATCATATACTAATTCTTTATTTAGTGGAGAAATATCACCTGTTGGATTTGATCCAGATACCCATAATTCACTTTGAATGTTTTGACCAAAATATCTATCAATACCTACATTAGATCCAGTAAGTTCTCCACCCTTAAAAGAAAATGATTTGTTTACTTCAAAGGGAGTAACAATTATATCGGATGTAGTAAATGACTTGTAAACACTCATTCATCTTAAAAATCTAATTTTACTCTAATTAGAGCCTCTTTTGTAAAATCTTTTAATAATGGTCTTGACATTTTAGCAACAGCAACAAGTTCATTCATATCATTATACATTCCAACTGTTGTTATATATGTTTGTGGAGCATTTATAAAATTAGTATATATTACTTCACCTGTAGATCCTGAAATAAAACTTGGGTTTTCTGAGTAATTAAACTCACTGTTTCTTGCTCTAACAAAAACATAATCAGAAGAAATTGTTTCTTCAGAATTTAAACCAAATGATGATTGACTAATAGCAGTAAATAATCTTGTGTTGTTATGTCCATCACTATCATTAGATCTACTTGGTGATAAACCTATAGAATAACTTAAAGCTATAGGATTTAACATAATTAAACCTAAATCTGGAAACATAATACCATATGATCCTGAATTAGTTGTGTATCCACCATTATTAGATATTCCATTTCCGTTGGATCCAGAAACTATTTGATATGCTCTTGTTCCTGCTATGTAGGGTACAGTAGTTATATCATTTGAGTTATCAGTTAAACTGATTTGTGCTCCGTGAACTCCTGGGGTGCTTGAAGAAAGGGTTAAATTTAAAGATCCTGGGAATATTGATTGTTTATATCTAGCTCGTTCTAGAGATATCATCCAAAAATTATCACTTATTACAGCAGTACTACTTGTAATTGTAGTACCACAAGCATCTATTCCTGTTTGGGCAGAAGAACCAAAAATAAAATTTAAATTTTCATCTTCTAATATCATAGTCCGATATTGTCCATATAAAGTTCTTGTTGGAGAATATATAGGAACAGCATTATTATATAAAGCACTCCCACTTCCTAAAGCGTCACAATACGCTATATCAAATTGAACTTGTTGTTCTGTTGAAGAAGTGTTGTATACTGAAAGGTAATAGGTTCCTGCAGAAGAATTTTCTTGTATAGAATTACTAAAAAAAGTTGTTAATGTTGGGACATTATCAGACCATAATGTAGAAGTAATAGAGTCATTGCTTATTACAAAATCATCAGTTTCTAATCTTTTAAATGACATGTTTTATTATTTATGTTGTATAATTAATAGTTAAAGGAATAGTTAATCTAGCACCACTATCTAATCCTATAAAAGTTAAAGTACCATTAATTGAAGTATTAGTAGGAGCAAATAAAGTATTAATAGTAGTTCCTCTTAAACTAAATTGGGTTCCTATTATAGTACTTGAAACATTAGTTCCTAATGTTTGGTTTAAAGCAGTAGTAGCTTCTGTATTTGCATTTGTAGCAGCTGTTGTATCAATACCTAAACCAGTAAAAGTATTTAATAATCTAATATCTGAAACTGTAAGAGCATATCCACTAGTTTCAAATGTTTGGGAATTTCCTAAGTAATTTAATGTTTGTGGGGTGATTGAAATAGAAGCTCCTTGGTTTAATGTTATAGCAGAATATCCTAAATCTAAAACAGGTAATTTAGCTGTTCCTCTAGGAAGAGTAACTAATTTATACTTCATTATTTGCTGTTCTAAAGGAAAAGCCTCTAATAAAGGCATATTTTCAATTGCTTCTCCATAAAAAGAAGAACCTGAAGGGTGTGTAGGGTTATATAGTGTATAATCTATTTCATCATCTGCTAGAGCAAATTGTGTTATTCTAAAAGAACCATCATTTTTTGCTAATAATTCTCTACCTTTTTTAGTTAATATTGCATCAACTGTTATGACTTGGTTATTTAAATATCCCATTTGTTATTATAATTTGTATAGTAATATACTAATAAATATCATTAAATCAAACCTTTATTAGTAAGATCCAAAATATAATCGTCTATTCCTTTATTTAATTGAGAAGTTACATAATCTGGTTTTATAATATAAGGCCCAACGGCATCAGCAGGTTTAAATCCTTCCATGATTATTTGACTAGCATCAGGTACATATCTTCTAATTAAGAAATGATCTAAATTAAAACTAGTTACACTAGCACTAACAGGAAGATTTTTATCGAATTGTACTTCAATAGAACCTGTTGGGGTAAATCTAGATCCAGATCCTTCAGCCATTCCATATACTTTTTTAACCATGAATGTATTACTTTCAACTCCTTCAAATCTAAATTCATCACCTATTTCAATAGACCAAGGTAAAGCAATTTTATTAAAACCTGAGTTGGGTATATCTTTTTGTTGGACATTTGGGTCTCTAAAAAGCATACCTAATGAAGAACTTACAGCTATTGAAGATGTTATAGTATTAGGGTAAAGGGTTTTGTCAGGGTAACCCCATATATCATTACTACCAACATTTATTGGAAGAGTTGGGAGTGGTTGTTGGGTTACATAAACCTCTCCTGAAACTGCTTTATAACCAATAGATAAACCAGGTATAATAACCTCATACTCAAAAGAAAGTTGATTACCTCCAGAAATTAGTTGTGGAGTCATCATAAATGAACCACCAACTGGGAATGTACTAAATGTTAAATCAATAAAAGTTATAGGGAAAGAATCAGTTTGTAAAGTTGTAGTACCATTTTTTAACCTTACTTTCATTTCCCCAATAACTTGAGAACCCCCAGAAGAAATTGTAGCACCTACTGTATTAAGAGATGGGTCGGTTTCTAAATCAAAATGATATTGAAAATATAAAGTAACATTTTCTGATAAAACAGAAACTGGGACAGTATAAATAGTGTAATCATCTCCTGTTGGGCTAGGAGTATTAGTAATTGATGTTAATGAAGCATTAAGTGGGTTTGGTGTATATTTAATTCTATTTTGTTCAGCGTAACTGGTGCCAACATCAACATATCCTAATATTTGATAATTAGTTGTTGCACTTCCAGTAACAGCTACTATATCTTCTAAAACAATAGATGTAACCCATTGTGCAAAAGGAGCATTCGCTACACTTCCTGATTGGGTATATAATACAGGGTTAATTCTATATCCTCCTCTAATTATATTTCTTTTAGGGGTTGGTATTCCAGTTCCAATAGTATTTGAATTTATTTCTAAAATTCTATTAGACATGAAAGTTTGTTGGACATCTTCTAATGCATTTTCTGAAGTATGAGGGATTTTAATAGTTCCATCTTCATTAATAATATATTGAATATGAATACCAGAAGCATTCATATGCTCAGGTGGATAACCTCCAATCCAATCAGCATAAACTAATTTTGATTCTAATTGATTCGCGGTAGGTACTTTTCCATATGTTCCAGTATCACCATCAGTCCACACATTAAGTTTTTGTGAGGTTGATCTTGCTCCTTCATATCTTGGTATTACAGAGCTCTTTTGAGTATAATGTGAATCTGGGATTGGAAATTTTTCAGCACTTCCACTTATTAAAAATTCAAAGTTAACAGGTTTAACCCCTAAAGAATAATCAACATCTTGGTAAATAGTATTTTTTCTATTTTCCATAATATTATTTATAAGAGGATTAAAATCACTATTATAATAATTATTTTGAGTTATATATGGTTCTAAAAATACATCTAAACATAATGATGAAGAAGGTGCTACACTTTGAGTTACATTAAAAGTAGCACTGCTAAAAGTTCCACTTCCACCAACTTTACTAACTTGCACGTTGAAAAAATCACCTACAGAACCTGTAACAATAGTGTCTACTAATACTGTAGTTCCCCCAAATCCTGTTCCCGTAGCTAATATTTCTCCTCCATTT